AGTTTGCCTCAGCCCACGCATACCAGCGACCAAATACCGCGCGACGCAGAAAATCTTTTGGTGACATGGCTGGGTATCGTGAAAAAGATCGAGTACAAAGACATACTGGAGGATGCCCGATCCCGGACGGGAGCTGAATATGAAGAAACCAGAGGGACCTTAGCCGATCCACATCTTACAAAGGCGGCGGTGCTGCATGGATATGACGATGGCGATGAGGAGGTCTACCTAAGAATCAATAGGTGGAGCTACCCAAAGTTTCAGGAAATTATCTCCGGTATCAATCCAGGACACGATGTGGTGCTGATCAAGGGGTTGAAGCGAAAGGGATTCGGTATCTCGATGCAGATCAGGCAGATATTTGTAATCGATCCGGAGAATGATGAAGAAGACGCAACCACCTATGACGAGGATGATCAATGAGTGAGCATTTCTGTCATGCCAAGGCTTGTGAGGTCGTAGTCCCGCCAAAGAGGCTAATGTGCAAGAGGCACTGGTTTATGGTTCCGGCAGACCTGCGCACGGAAGTTTGGAGGGAATATAGGCCGGGGCAAGAAGCGGACAAAGAACCGACGGCGGCATACCTGGAGGCTGCACGAAGAGCCATTGCGGCGGTGCAAGCAAAAGAAAAGAGACAAAGCCAAAGTAAAACTACCGCTCACAATCACATCGAAAGGACTGAACAGAAATGATGCTACCCACGCAGATCGGCGATAGGACGGATGAGGTAACACAGGGAGAGGGGTGCCAAAAAACTGCAGCTGTTATGCTTGAGCAGATAACGTACCTCACCTATTGGATTCAGGGGGTCGTATCATGGCTGATTTGAGTATTCGGCAAGCGATGATTGTTTTCATTCGCTGCCCGCACTGGTACTGCTCGATGCGTTTCCGCGCTGAAAGAGAAATGTCCGAACACTACCAGACTGCCCATAGGAATGGGGAGCCGTTTCCTCCTAAGAGAGGGTGAGGGATGGCCGACATAGACGTGGCGCAGAACCTGGCCATACTCGTTATTGTAGTATTGATGCTGAGGTCTCGGCGACGGAGAAGGTGAAGGATGAACATAATCCGACTGGATGGAGCATGGCCGGAGCTACGGGTTACATTGATGGGAGAAACAGTGGACGAATTGACATATGGCTGGATGGATGATGGAGATAGATCAAAGTGTCTGTGGTTGCGCTGGAAGTATATCCAGGCCAAACTGGAATGGAAGTGATGGATCTATTCCGAAAGGAGTCCAATAGGCGCGAGACGATCTGTCTGAGTGAGGTTCGACCGCTTCCTGTGTGGGCGCCCTATGCCGACAAGATGACCCAGGAACTAGCCGACCAGGTCCGGTCAGATGTAGAAGTATTGAACTACTGGGATAACGAGAGAAGGAGTGGAGACAATGCCGGATAAGTTGATTTTTGATGGTAGTGCCAGTGAGCCCAGGGACCTGTCTGAGTTGATCGGGCAAGCGATGGGCGCAGCCTCTATGTGTTGGGAGAATGTGAGGGACGCTGGAATATTTCAGTCCGAGCGAGCCTCTCTGATCGTCCAGGAAGTGATCGACTGGATCGAAGCCAACTATGAATTGAAGGGGAGTGGCCCTGATGGCACGTAAGCTGAAGCCAGCCCATGGCCGAGCGGAAACGATGAGCACTCGGCTGGCACGTCGAGCTAACGGCAACCGGGGCAGATTCACCCGCTCCCGAGTGTTGCGAGCACTGCCGCACCCGATGGCCGGAGTTACCCCAGCCCCGAAGAAGCCGAAAGAGAAGGAGGAGTCCCTCTGATGAGCTACATACACCGCGAATGGATCCACATGGATGACGGAACTCCATGCAACTTCTTGGCCTCCACCCCAACCATTCCTGGCACGGAAGGAAGCAATTGGCGTTGTGGGAATGTTCGGGAAATCCAAGCTGTCAATTGGCCGGTGGATCAGGTGGTGTTGGCTCAAGCGGTCATCGACGCAAAGCATTGGGAGAAACAATTCAGGAATATGCTGCAATCCTACATGGAGGTCTCTATCACTGCGGACCATTTCCGGGCAGTACTCTGTGCATTCTTAGGGTTTAGTGAAAGCCCTGGGGATGATGAACTGATCTGTCAGCTCAATTGGATTACTGCCAATCAGACAAGGACGCTCAAAAATGATAGGTGAACGCTGCCCTCGGTGCGGCTCGGATGATCCTGGAGTGCACCCTGTTCGTCTTTCTGTTAGTGATAGTTTAGAATGTCCGCACCCGTGGCACAAGAAGGCTGAGGATGCCGGCGTGGGTAGAATAGCGCGATACCGCGACCCTGCCATGTTCGTAGCCGCGCCGATCGACGCGACTATTGGCCCCCGGGTGTACCTGTTGTCGATTAACCCGGACCCGCTCGGTTCGGTTGCCGCTGCCTGCAAGATGTACAAGGGCGAGGTAGTGCGGAACTTGTCGGAGGTTACTGACGCGGAACGGGTGATGTACCTGGGCGAGATGCAGAAGACCAAGCTCCAGGCTCCCCTGGAGTTCGTCAAGTTCCACTTCCTGTTAGAAGGAGTAACCCGGTCGCTCACCCACCAGCTAGTCCGGCAACGGACAGCGGTCTATGCACAGGAGAGTCTGCGCTTCGCGGTGAAGGAGGACCTGGAAAACTCGGTGGGGCTGCCGCCGTCCCTCGCGGGCACCGAGATGTTGGTCGATTACGAGTACGGGCCGGACGAGCTAGCCGGGGCACAGGGGCAACGGGGCGTGTGGGACAAGGCGATCGGAGCGGTAGCGGAAGCCTACGACGAGCTGATCGACTCGGGGATGCCTGCCGAGGATGCGCGAGGTATCCTGCCGCACGCCGTGCTCACTCGGGTGCACTACTGCACGGATCTACGCGCATTACTCGATCATGCCGGTAACCGGCTCTGCACCCAGGCCCAGTTCGAATGGCGTGCGGTATTCACCCGGATTGTGGAGGCAATTCGGGACAGCGACGCTTACATGGCCGGCGAGCTAGCCGACCTGTTCCGTCCAGTCTGCTACCAGATCGGCAAGTGTGCCTTCGGGGCGGACTTCGATCGACACTGCGATATCCGGGATCGGGTGCAGGTCCGAGCGGAGAATGGCGGTGCGGACTCGACCCAGTGGCACAAGCCCTTCCTGCACCATACGTATGACCATGTGACGGGATTACCGCGAGGGGCCGAATCTCCCGGGATTGCTCCGTACGAATGGTTGGGCAACCCGAATGCGGCGAGACCGATGTGACTTACACTGACTTGCTCCTGATCCTGTCTGCTCTTATCGTTATATTGATCTTGTGGTTGCTCGTTCTGACGGTTTTTTATTGATAGAGAAGGGGCAGTAATGGATATGAAAAGTAATTACGTACAGCTTGCCACGTTTGCGCTACGTAGAGAGTTGGGGTATTCGGATCTTGAGCCTGATTTAGAATGTCTGTATGTTCTCCTTGTTCTCACTCGTGGAGAGCAGACGACATTACAGAATGTGCACGATGCATGGGCGGTGTGGCGTACACAGACAAACCCGCAACACAAGTCATGCATTCATTTCGAGGATCTGTCACTGGAAGTGCAAGAGTTAGATAGGGAGTACATGCAAGCTATCCGGGGCGCGTCGGTTCGACTAAGCAGGGGGCAGTAATGGACAGACTGTGGGAACGCATCAAGGTGGTAGAGAAGACCCTCGGTTTCCGGGTGGTGGTATTTAGTTCGGGATACCAGCTGCAACGACTGAGCGCGGACGGGGACGTGAGAACGGTTCGCCCGGCCAGACTTGAAGAATACCAGATGTTCAGGATGTTGTGTGAAGTAAAGGTGGAGGACAATGTGGAAGCGTAAGATCACGTGGTTGCGGATCCGGCGCATTTTAGAGCTGGAGCAACAGAATACTGCCCTCATTTCCACAAACTACAAATTAAAGATGGAGTTGATGGTCACTAAGAATCAAGTTGGGGCGCTCAACGAATTGTTGCAAAGGGAAAAGCAAACCAACCAAGGCTCTCCTGATTTAGAATGGCGGTATAATGTCGCGCGGAAGCCTGGTCCGGACAGTGGTACTGCCCGAAAGGGAGCAGAAGACATTACATAATAGACAGATCGAGGAACGAAGGGTGCCGCGTAAGGGCCACGTCCGGACGTTTCCTGTTGTCCCGAAATGGGATGGAAGGCCCATTCCTTTCGATTGTGCTAAGTGTGGGCTGCCCGGAGTGTGGATTCCGCGAGACCAAGAGGTGTGGCACCCGAAAACCCGTCCGCCCAGCATATGTAAATTTGTCGGTGCCCATGCCTAGACTGTCGAGTGGGGTTTCAGTTGCCTTGCTGCGGGAGTCTCGTCGGTCTAAACCAAAATCCAAGGAGCGCAAAAAACCCAGCCGTTTGGATCTAGTGGAGTATCCGGTTGTGGTGGCCATCGACCCCGGGAAAACTACAGGTTGGAGCGTAATGATGGTGCACCCGGAAGCGTTGACGGACCCGGAGGTGTCTATCCTGCGCAATATTGATCCTTGGATCCATGGCGAGATCGACTGCACGGATGAGAATTTCGGCATTGACGCACTGGACGAATTAATTGAATGCTGGCCCGGAGCAGCAATAGTCTTTGAATCCTTTTCATTGCGCAAGTTCTCCAGTGATGAGGATCTGCTGTCTCCAGTCCGAATTAACGCCACATTGGGCTACCTGCGTTGGAGGTGTGCGGTGCGGGTGTTCTATCAGTCCGCCGAAATGGCGAAACGCACTGCCACTGATAAGCGATTGATGTTGTGGGGAATGTACGAGAGTGAGGGCGGGCTAGAACACGCCCGAGATGCAGACCGGCACGGTATTACCTTCCTTCGGCGAGCCAAGACTACTCCACGGCTACGCAATGCTGCCTGGCCTTATATTTATGGGTGAGGTTGGGTATTGGTTGGGGATTGGAGAGGTGACGTGAAAAAGAACAAAGCCTTACGGTTGGTTCGGGATTGCGAATACTTCTACCACGACCTCAGCGGGGAGGTGGTATTTAAGAAGGTCCGATGGAAGGTTGTTAATCGGAAGAGTTGTGATGTGGTTGGCAAGACGTTTTCATATTTTCACCAAAGCGCTATGTCTCGATCGGCCGCCCCACACCTTTGGCTGGCGGGGAAACCGGACGGTGCAGACGACATCTTGTATCGACTGCCGGATTTAGTTAGGTCGATTGCGGATGGATACGACATATTGATATGCGAGGGCGAAAAGGACTGCGACTCTGCCTCGGCGGCTTGGAATGTAACGGTGACCACGCACCACGGGGGCAGCGGAGGGTGGAGTATTGGGCAGGCTAACTGGTTTCGGAGAGCCGAACGGTTAGGATTAATGGGGGCGAAAAAGAGTCGGATATATATTGCAATGGATCGGGACAAGGTTGGCCTGTTACTGGCCTGGGAGACCTATCAACTATTGGTGCGAGTAGGTCGCGTTTCCCCTGGTAGGGTGGTTTTCATGCACACCTCGGTGCGGAAACGTGGCGCTGACGTGAGTGATCATATCTCTTCAGGGTTGGGACCTCGTGATTTAATTGTCATGGATCGAGGCCGGGTTGGGCGATTGGCTCGGCGTTATGGAAGAACAAAGTTGAGGATTGGCAGCGGCAGTGGTCCATGGGCGCCGGCCGAGGATTGGTTATTGCGGGTGTCGGACGAGTCGGGAGCGGACTAGGCGCGGTTAGTCGATCTCCGGTATACTTACCGAACCAGCCTTGTGTAAGGCTCTTAAAGGCTATTAGACACGCCGAGGGAGATGCCACTATGTCTGGATGTGGTGCAGCAATAGGCAATCCATATTGGTTCCCGCCACTTAGTGACTATCTATTATTCAAGCGTTGCTACACCTGTAAAGTCAAACCAGGGGTTCTCTGCAACGCACCGCGGATGATTGCAAGATTTCGCAAGAACGCTGAAATAAGTAAAGAGTTTTTGGATTTATCGTATGAAGAGTATACGCGTGCGCGTGTGTGCGCATGTTCGCACGCCGTTCGTATGGATCGTGGACTAGAACATTGCTGGCGCGACATAGAACTGGCTCCTCGCATCGAAGATCGCGAACCAGGGTACACCTATGGAACATTATGATTTGTAGTTCACATCCATAGCTCTTCGGCACAGGCGTGCGAAGGATAGGGCATAGTACAAATGGATAGTTCTAAGGCTAAGCGGCGTCCGCGTAAGCGCACAGGGAGGACAGATGGATTTCGCAATTGGGTATTTGACGAGTCTGGCAACGGAGTTGCGGTGGGCAATCCATTGCAGGCAGAACGCGGGCTTCGTGAAGAAATTGGCACGAATAAATTAAGCGGGATGATGCTACGAGGGGCAGGGGTTGTATTCTGTCCATTGGTGGGCGAGGAGGGATATGATGAACCAAAAAATAAGGAAGACTCCGATGGCCCGGCTCAGGTAGCTCCAGTTGATCAATATCAACTAGCTGATCGTGTGTCTGCTGAGTATAGACCTTACAAGATAGGGAAGGATAGCCAAGACAACCCAGTTCGCAAAGAATGCATGTTCCCTGTCGATGTCGCCAGGGCTGTGTTGAATACACTTAATCTGGCCCCCAACTTGCGGACGTTGCGTGGTGTGACGCATACCCCAATTGTTAGGTCTGATGGTTCGCTGTTGGCCGAACCGGGCTTTGACGAAGAGACTGGTTACCTGTACCTGCCTACCGTGAAGGTGCGCAAGGTGCCGGTTCGCCCGACCCCGAGAGATCGGCGCGAGGCGGCACGACTCTTGCGCGGACTCGTAGCGGAGTTTAGCTGGGTGGGGGAGCACGACGAGGCGAACTACTTGGGTCTCATGCTCACCCCACTCCTGCGCCAGATGTGTCCACCCCCATACAAGCTCGGTGCCATCATGGCGCATCAGAGCGGTAGCGGCAAGTCGTTGCTAGCCCAGGTGTTGCGATTGGTGCATGGCGGAGTATTTCGCAGCTCCATATCGACTGATGAGGGTGAACTGAGGAAATCAATTTCTGCTATTTTGTATCAGACGACTGCACCAATCGTACAGTTTGACAATGTTGCAGGGAGATTGAAAAGTCAAGTGTTGGATGGTCTTTTGACTGATGGAATTTTCTCGGATCGTATTCTTGGCTCTACTCGTGAAGTTAAATTCGTGAATGATCGGTTGTGGTGCCTGACCGGGAATAACCTGCATATTGGTGGGGACTTGGCACGTCGCACGTTGTGGGTGTCTATTGACCCGAAGGTACCGGCGCCACAGAACAGAACTGGCTTTAAGCTCGACCTACCGGTATATGTAAGTGAGCATAGGGGCGAAATTCTGCGGGCGTTACTGATAGTTATCCTGGCGTGGTGTAACTCCGGGAAACCAATAGAACTACGCACTAGTGACAGTTTTGCTAAGTGGAGCGCGACGGTTCGAGGAATTCTGGGCTATGCGGGAGTGCCTGGAGAGTTCGACCACGAGGATTCTGCCAAGGTGGCGATTGATGAAGAAGATAGTGAATGGGAAGAGTTCTTATCGGCTATTTACAGTCATTTTAACAGTAGGCCATGGTTGGTTCGGGAGCTAATGGACTCTATTGTGGGAGACAATTTCAGTGGGCGATTGAACGGGAAGAGTGGTATTTCGTCTGACTCACTGCCCGCTGAATTGGCACGGAAGGCAGCTCGAATGGAGGATATTGGTAAATCTTTGGGGCGATGGTTCCTTAATCGGGAGGGGCAGTTTGCCGGAAACTTCACGGTGCGCAATGTTAAAAGTACCAATCTGGGGAAAACTTGGAAGATCGAGAAGGCGGGCAGTACGAAGATCGTTTAGGGCGAGGGGAAGATCGTCGGGGAAAAACGAAGATCGAATCTGGGTCGGGCCAGAGGTCGCGTTTCGAAGATCGTTATCCATCTCGGGCAAGATCGAAAAGAGCCGAGCCTCTGACCAGGACTTTTAGGCAAGATCGAGAAGGGTTTAAGTCTTTACGGGGTTTTATTTCAGCCTAGCGCAGAGAAATCGGTAGAGTAGTCGTTTTTCCCTAGGAGGGCCGGGAAAAAGCCCGGCAAAGGCGTAAACCCTCTAGGCGATTCGATCTTCGGTTCGATCTTGATCGGTAGCTTTTTGGATTGACCAGACTGTAGTACACTTTTTGGGATGGGGTCGGGTGAAATGGAATTTATCTATTGGAATGGAAAGGATGGATGAACATGACGACACCGAGGATTTTGAATCCTGATCGGGAGCCTGGCGATACTGAGTTTTCGCATGGGAAGGGATTGATGCCCGATCCTGGTAAGGGCTATGTGCCGGACAACCTTGACGAGCATCATGCAGTTCTGCGGACTGACTCGGCCGATCCAACTTCGGTCGCCAATTACGATGCAGTGGTGCGTGCAGAATGAAACAATATGTGTTACTTGCGGTCACATGTGTGTTGTTGGCGGGGTGCGAGCCCAAGCCCAAAGAGGAAGATCCGGGCTGGGACTGCGAAACTCAAGGCAATCAGGCATGTGGCCCGAGCGATGAAAATCTGACGATGGAGGCATTGTGATTCAGCAATTCACGTTCTACCCTCCGACTGACTTTCCGATCGGGGAGCGGAACCTACTCTGGTGTGTGGATTATGGAGTTCTGGAACTTTGGACTAACGGGGATTTTGTAGCCCGTTACAAGTACAACGAGTCGCGCAATATCTATGAGTTGGACCGCGCACCACAACCGGTGAAACCTGACCTAACAGATTTGAAGGAATGTGCCATCAGGACTGAAAGGTTGGAATCTTTTTCGTTGCTTAACGGTCCGAGGTATTTTGGCGTAGTAAAGGAAGCAGAGGAAGACGCGGAAGAATTGAAACTTCCAGCAAAGGCTGAGATGCTGCTCCCTGTGGTAGTTCTTGGTGAAGATGATTCTGGCTTAACAGAGGAGGATTGAGATGTCGGGGAAGGGACCAGAGCCGCCAAAGCACGGGCGAGCACGTTGGGGCGATCGGCCGAAGTGCAGTCAGTTCAAGAATGATGGAACTCCCTGTAATGCTCCGGCTCGACGCAACAGTGAACCGCGAGCATGCAGTGCGCACGGGGGTTGGGGTCGAGGCGAGGCGGCGAGCGGACCGCGCGACGCGGTACCGGGAGCAAAGCAGCGCAAGGCGCGGATTGTGCAGGTGTCGGCGCGAGTAGACGACTTCATTGCCGGGAGGATTACAGTAGAAGAGCTGGACGACGAAGAGTTGGCGCGCGGGTATCCAAGGTCAGCGAATGGAAGATTCGCTGTTCCGCCAAAAGTAGTTCCGCGTGCGCTGCATACCCGAATGATTCGGGAGCTGTTTAAGCGTGCCGACGTTATGTTGAAGAAGTCTCTTGTGGACTGTGTGGAGACTCTTACTGAGATTGCTACCAATCCAGAGGCCGAACACAAAGACCGCATCAAGGCGAGCATCTTTGTTCTGGAACGGGTGATGGGGAAGACCCCGGAAGTTGTGCATGTTGGAGTCGAGGAGAAGCCATACCAAAGTATCCTGAACAAGATTGATCGGGATATGGAATCGGACTCCTTTGTAATCGAGGGAGAGGTGGGGGATGGTTCCAATTAAGGGCCGATGATGGCCCTAGGAGGCTCTGGGGGTGCCCGGAGGGACCGGAGAGGGCTCCGCCAGCCGGAGCGTCCACGTCGTAGCTCGCCCGGGGCCTTCGGCGTCGGGTAGGCTAGGACTCGTCCTCGTAGCTCGCGCCTCCTTTCCCCGGCTGTGGGAGTTACGAGGACGCTAACCAACGAAGGAGGATGACAATGCCAGCGTTGCGACCAATCATCACTTCCCCTCGGACGTCGAGTGCAGCGGAGGCGGACGCGGTGCGCACTGTCGACGCCGTGACGTATGCCCGAGGTGGATACGCCGGAGCCCGGAATCGACTTGGAGCGGCCCTGTCTGGAGTTCGGGCAGCTGGTGCGACGCGGATCCGAGGTGGAGCGTTCGCACCCTTCTCCAATCGCAAGTTCCGCTAGGGCGATACAATGACTCGGTGCAATGTGTGTGTGCAGGGTTGGTGGACCTGATAGCTGTTGACTCGTGTGCCCCTTTGTACCGACTAGCCCCGTGCGTTGTTCTCTTCGCCCGGAGCGACGCACGGGGCGTTAAACTTTGGAGGCAAGGGCGATGATCGACCTGATATGGACCATGGCAATGGCGTGCGGATTGGTTTGGGCCATATTCCATCTTGAGGGTAACTGGACAGAAGAGGAGAATGACATGTGGAAGAAGAGTTCTCGATCGGAGCCGTACCCGGAAAAGAGTCCGGATCAGTGCGTCGAGGTGTCGGTGGGCGACAGTGCCGTTGCCGTTCGGGATTCCAAGAACCCGGGCAGTGGCCACCTGCTGTTTCCTCGGGACACTTGGGGAGAGTTCGTCGCGGCCGTGAAGGGCGGAGAGTTGCATTCTTGAGATGTTGATTTGGTATGCCGCAGTCTTCTTTTCCGCGGGGATGGGCTGCGGCTTCCTCATAGGCGATGCAAGGGGAAGGCAAGGGCGAGTGATGACGGAAACGGATTGTCCTCTGAATCAGTGTCTGCACTCGGTATACCAACATGATGCCAGTGGAGACGAAGAGAATCCAAATCCTGTGTGTTGTGTTCCGGGTTGTCTGTGCGGCCGCCCTTTGCTCATTGTTGATATCAATCCTCCTCTGCTACGAAAGTAAGGGGTTGAGTAATGTTGGAAACGGAAGACTGGGCGATGCAGTTGCTGACTGCGGTCGATCGAGCGGCTGTCGTGGGGCAGCTTGCGGGGCGGCTCCGTGAAGGGCGTGGACTACCGGTGTCACAGGCGCACCTTTCCGCGCATCTCATTATCGCCCACGGTTGGGGCGAGGATGCGACCGTCGCCCTCGACGCTACTGACCGCATCGCCCGCCATGAGGCGCTCGCCCATGACGGCGCGCACCACCACTGAGGTAAGGATGGCTGAATGCAAATGAGCAATCGGGTCAAGTGGCATGCTCCTCAGTTTTACCGTTACAAGGTTGCTACTCCGCTTACCGGACCCCGCCTGGCGCTTAACCGGTACCCCGGAATTGTAATCGGAGCTGTGATCGTTATTGGTCATTACGCATACTGCGTGAAGTGGGGGAGTGCAAATGATCTGTAAAGGGTGCTGCGAGCAAGAGCATTGGGATTGTGACAACTTATGGATGGGGAGGAACACCAACGGAGGCAAGGACAGCGCAAGGGTGCTTCGCGATCCGCCGGCCAAGACTTGGTGCGCCTGTCAACATAGGGTGATGCAGAGATAGGGCGACCGGGCGATAGCGATGGAGCTGATGGGACGGCACTCGAAGCAGCAATCGGGCTACTTTGCTGCATTCCAAGCAATGGGCGGATTAGGTCTACATTATTATTGGGATGCGGCGGCTATCACGATGATGCTTAGTGGAATGGCCTTCATGTTGTTTGGCTTCTGGCTCTTGGGTGCATTGTTGGTAACAATCGGTTACTCTATCTTCTTCTCTTATGCCTAGTAGCATCAACGCCTGGGCCTTGCTGCGGGAGTCCGGCTGGAATCCGCATCCCGGGCAGGTGCAGGTGTTCGCGTCTTCGGCTCGACACCGGGTTGTCTCGGCAGGGCGACGGTTTGGTAAGAGCGACCTGGGCGGGCACGAGCTGTTACCGGAAGTGTTCCTGGCGTACTCGATGGCCAGTGAACTGCGGGATGCTGGAAAGCGTCGTGAGTTCTGGATTGTGGGACCGGAGTACGGCGATTCTGAAAAGGAGTTCCGGGTAATCTGGAATGACCTAAAGCGGCTCCAGGTTCCCTTCGATAAACCTGGCTCCTACAATGACCCCATCGGGATGAATATGCACATCTCGCTTTGGGGCGGAGCATTCCAGATACACGCCAAATCCGCGAAGCACCCTGAGACGCTTATTGGCGAAGGGTTGCACGGCGTCATTTTGGCGGAGGCCGCGAAGCTCAAAGAGGTGGTTTGGACTAGGTTCATTCGGCCTACCCTCGCGGACCACAGAGGCTGGAGCCTGCATACCAGCACTCCAGAAGGTCGCAACTGGTTCTATGAGTCCTGGAAGCGGGGGCAGGATCCACGTAACCTGGACTGGGCGAGCTGGAAAATGCCAAGCTGGAAAAATCAGTACGTTTATCGCACCCCGACTCGAACTGAGGACGTGCACTATCTCCAGGAACTGCTCAACAGTGATGAAGCTTTGGACTGCTCAATATATGAGCTGATTGAGCAGTACGGGTTAGAGATAGACCCGGAGATCGTGTCGGAACTTAATGACCTGACTGAGGAGTCTTTCAATCAGGAGATCGGTGCCGACTTCACTGAGTTCGTCGGAAGAGTGTTCAAGCTCTTTGACGAAGAGACCCATGTATTTGATTTGAAATTCAATCCGAGTTGGCAAACGTACGCCGGAGTAGACCTCGGCTTCACTAATCCTTCGGTCTGGCTACTAGTCCAGGTTGGGCCTTGGGGTGATGTGCATGTCCTGGATGAGTTCTACCAATCTACGTTGACTGCCAATGAGTTCGCAGATCAGGTGTCGCTGCGTGGGTTGGCTCCTAGCGGCATGCTTGGGTTTTACTCGGACCCGGCGTCTCCGGGAGATAATAAGATCATTGCGGAGGCACTTAAGGTCAAGAGTGTTGGCGGTACCGGCGGCGAACTTAAGCACCGGCTAGATGCTATTCGGGGTAGATTGAAGTTAGTGCCGCCGCACTTGCCTGCCGGGCATCCTGAGAAGTTGCCAAAGATACGAATTGATAGACGTTGCACAGAACTGATCCGAGAGATGGGGGCGTATCGTTATCCCTCGAAGCGAGTAGAGGTGGACATTAACAAGGCGGAAGTCCCTCTCAAGATGGACGACCATGGCCCGGAAGCTCTCGGGCGATTCATGGCCGGGTTCTTTGGAACCCCACAAAAGACTACGCATCGACGTCGAACACACAAAGTCAACATCAAGAGATAGGGCGATAATGGCGAAGACGATAGCTGTTGATTTCGACGGAGTGATCCATGTCTATAGCAAAGGTTGGCATGACGGTACGATCTACGACGGGTTGATGCCTGGTGCCACTAGCGGTTTGTTGAACCTGATGCAGGATTACGCTGTGTTCATTTTTACTACCAGGGATCCCCTTGAAGTTGCGCAGTGGACTCAGAACATGACAGGTATTCCTATGACCCCATCGGGATTCCAAGAGTCCGGGCAGTACCCATTTTGGAACGGTCGGGATTCCATCTTGGTTACAAACTTGAAGTATGCAGCTGTTGCATACATTGACGACAGGGCTTACAAATTCTTCGATTGGGACCAAGCGACCCTAGATTGGTAAGTGATATGACCTCCCCATACGCCAGTGTGGCTCCATTGCTGGGCACGGCGCCGAGTTGGATTGGAAACTCTGACGAGGCAACCCGCATTATGTCCTACGGTATTTACGAGGACATCTACTGGAATGTTCCGGAATCATTCAAGTTGGTAATGCGAGGTGACGATGAGAGTCCGATCTACCTGCCTACTGCTCGGAAGATTGTGGAGGCGACCCATCGTTTCCTCGCTATCAATTTTGACTTCGTGGTCAATGACAAGATTGGCACTTCGGGGGAACAGGCCGCACTAGAACTGATCATGCGTGCGCTGTTCAAGCGGGAAGAGATTTACGCCAAGGTCACCACACAGAAGCGCTATGGATTGATTAAGGGGGATGCGCTCTGGCACATTACTGCGGACCCGGGTAAGGCACTTGGGTCGCGAATCGCCATGCACGAACTAGACCCGGCTATGTACTTCCCAATCCATGACGAAGACAATCCAGATCGAGTGATCGGCTGTCACATCGCCAAGCTGGTACCCGATCCGAAAGACAAAAATAAGTCAGTCGTTCGGCGACAGACCTACCGGAAGATGGACAACAATCGGATCACTTCAGAGTTAGCCCTATTTGAAGTTGCTAAATGGGACGACCGAAGAGGCAGCGAGATCAAGCGGGTACAGTCCCTCGTTGACGAGTTTGAGTTGCCAGCACAGATTACCACGATTCCGGTTTACCACATCAAGAACAATCGTGTTCCTGGGGAGCCGTTCGGTTCCTCACAACTTCGGGGGATTGAAACTATTCTGAGCGGTATGGACCAGTCCATTTCGGATCAGGCGTACACCCTGGCGATGCAGGGATTGGGGGTGTATGTCACGACGGCGGGGCCGCCGATAGATGCAGAGGGCAATGAGGGCAATATTGAGATGGGTCCGGGGCGAGCTATCGAAATTGGAGAGGATGAAGATTTTAAGCGGGTTTCTGGCGTTGGTTCGGTTGCTCCATTCCTGGATCACATTGGGTACCTGGATGAGGCGGCGCGCACTGCGCTGGGCATTGGAGACCTAGCTGCCGGTAAGGTAGAGGTGTCGGTAGCGGAGAGTGGTATTTCGCTCCGGTTGCAACTTGCTCCACTGCTCGCTGCCAATGCCGAAAAAGAATCTGAGCTACTTGGTAAGTACGACCACCTCTTCTTTGATTTATCCAGAGGTTGGCTTCCGGCCTATGAAGAATTCTCGGGTGGATTAGCCGAGGTTGCTAGTGTCGTAGGCGACCCACTGCCAGTCAATCGAGAAGCCGAAATCGAGGAAGCTCGATCGCTGTTTTCCGAATCGCTGATTACCTTCGACATGTTGGTGATTGTATTGGCTAAGCACGGGTATGTTTTCCCGGAGAATGCCCGAGAGGCAGTATTGGGGGACGCCACTGAGTTCGGTGCAGTACGCAACCCCGATCCGTTTGGGGCGCGTCTCGACACAGAGGGAGAAGACAGTGGGAATACTGACGAAGAGTGAGCAGGTACTGGATCATGCTGGAGCTGACAAAGATGGAAGTCAGTTCTTCTCTGACCCGGAGGAAGGGGGTCAATGTGTTGAGCTGGACGTGCCATTACAAATGTGGGAGGACTTTGGCCGGCCAACCAAGATCACTATTGTGATCGAACCAGGAGACAAGTTGAATCATGAAACGGTTTAGCGTGCGGGGCGGAAGTGCGCTGGCGGTGCTCGCGCTGCTGCTCGCGGCTGGGTGCGGTTCCACCGCATCGTCACCCGACGCGCCACCGGTGCAGACGACCCTCAACGTAACATCGCCATGGGACCCGCCCAACGCGACAGCGCCCACCTGGGAACTAGCCACTGTTGTCCGGGTGGTGGACGGCTACACACTTCTAGTCAATCTCGAAGACGGCGGCGCGTCGGCCCGCGTGCGGTTACTGACTGTACAGGCGCCAGAGTTGGGTTCGCACCAAACCGACGCCGACGATCAGTGCGGCGCCCAGGCGTCGGCTGGCGCGCTGGCCGGAATACTCCAGCCAGGTGGACGGATCGTTCTAGTGGCGCTACCACACGAGCCCGACCGTGACAGTGAGGGCCGACTGCTGCGGACCGTCTACCTCCCGGCGCCGATCGAGGGCGCCCCCATCGCCCCGGTTAACCTCAATGTGCTGCTTGTCGAGCGGGGATGGGTTCGGCACAGCACGGCCGAGACTCTCGACAGTCCGTTTGTGGAGGCGGCGAGCGCACGCGCCTACCGTGCCGAGGCCGGAAACTGGGCTGAGTGTTGGTGATGGATTCAATCCTCAAGGGAAAAGGAAAAGTAGATGCCGCCTCTGTTGTCGCAAAGTACCCACGCTGATCCACTCCCTCCTGGCAATCATGTTGCTATGGCACAAGTAGGGTGGCTGGGGTTTTCTGGTGCGGTATATCCGCTTGATGACAAGCCACTTTCGGGTGGCCGGGAGCCCGCGGGGTGCTCTCCGCTTTACATTCCGATTGGCACCTGGGAGAACCTGGGTGACGGGAAGTTTGGGATTAAGGATTGATGATGACGAAGGCAAGTGACACGCGCAAGGCAGTAAAGAAAATGGAACGTGGGAAGTGTCCGACTTGTGGGCAGCGACTTCCCGCCGACTCCCCACTGAATAAGAAGGAGAAGTGACATGGATCTTACAGAGTATGGCCTCGGTGCACAGCCTCACTTTGACGATCGTTCCCGGAATTATGGTGTTGCTGAGATAATTCCAGATAGATTTGGAATTGTGCACACCACCAAAATGTGGGACGTCCCGGACAAGGACGTTCCGCTGGATCAGGGGCGCGAGGGTGCGTGCACTGGATTTTCGCTCAGTACCGAGTTGGCGGCGTCTCCGGTGAATGTTGATGTCAACAATGCCTTTGCTCTGGAGCTGTACCAGGCGGCTCGGCGGATCGACGCCGCAGCGGGGCGGCATTGGGGCTCAGGTGCGTCTATCCTGGCCACAGCATTGGCATTGAAGAATGATTACAAGCTGATCACAGAGTTCCGTTGGGCCTTTGGAATTGAACAGGTGATCGATACGATCATCTCCAAGGGGCCGGTGGTGCTTGGGCTCAATTGGTACTTTGATATGTATAGCCCGAATGCCGAAAATGTGATTGAAGTTTCTGGGGAGTTGAGTGGTCGGCATGCAATCGCTGCAATCGGGTATCTGCACAAGGATGGAGGCTACCTGGCGCTGATGAACACTTGGGGTCCAGGATATGGCGCAAAGGGAATTGGATATCTCAAGATTGCAGATGCGACACGCCTGCTTGCCGAGGATGGCGAGGCTTGTATTATCACCGACCTGGCGACTCGTCCACAGGTGACGAATTCGGTTTTTGCGACCGAAAGCGGAAATAAGTTCCACAGGCCTGCTGCGCACAATTGGCTCAAGACACCTCGAACCTTTGACAGCAGGGATGCGGCTGTCGTTGCTGGACTGCGGCCTTGCTGGATGTGTAAGCCGTAGTAGACTATCCGGATAGAGAAGGAGGTGATTCGGTGACGCTACCAACCGGGCTGACTGCCGTGGAAGTCCGCGGCACCTATATCAACGTAGACGGAGTGCCTGCAAAGGGGACAGTTACTCTTACCCCAGTAATGACGAGGGATAGTTCATCACTAGATCTGACGGTAGTTGCTGCCCCAGTGAAAGTGACCCTGAACGAATTTGGCGAGTTTTCCGTCTACGTAGCGGCGGGGGATGATTCAGACCTCGGTATTTTGTACTTAGAAGTAGTGGAGCGAATCGGGAGAATTCCTCGCCCCTACACAATTCTGGTACCTGAGTCGGCCGCTGAAACTGGATTGCATCTTTCGGACGCCGAGAGGTTAGAGCCAGTTCCAGATATGGCGGGGTATGTGCTCGTTTCCTCGGTCGGTCAGGCGGGCGGCGTGACTCCGCTGGGGATTGACGGTAATGTCCCGGACGAGTTCTTGCCCATCACCACAATTGGTTCGACTGAACAGGTTCGTGTTACGGGGATAGCCGGAACAGCACTCTCTGGGCAGCGAGCAGTAACAAAGTTGGCCAACGCCACTATCGGTTATGCCAACAATAACGTCCCATCCCAATCCCACGCGCCGCTGTGGGTTACTCTTGGAGCCGCTGCGGCCGGAGATACGGTCGAAGTGTTGGCATATGGAGCGCTCGAAGAACCCTCATGGAACTGGGTTCCTGGAGAGCCATTGTTCCTTGGGTCGGGCGGGGTGTTGGTACAAACTCCACCGACTGCACCGGGGGCGTTGTTCCTGGCACAGATCGGGGTCGCCACCACCATTACGACTATCTTCATCAATCGGCAACCGTCAATTATTCTCATTTAGGAGCGCAACATGGCCAAGTACCTCGCCCTCATCGCCGGTATTACGAAGGAGGTCATCGGTCTTGTCACTTCGGCCGGAAACGCCGACGCCAACAAGATAGTTGAGACCGGGTCCAACGGGCGGCTCGACGCCTCGGTCATGCCCACCGGCCTCGGTGCGGACACCGAGCAGATGCCGGCATCGGAGGCGCTCGCGGCCGGTGACTTCGTGCACGTCTGGCCCAATGCGGGGGTCTCCAATGCGCGCAAGGCGGACGCATCGGCGACAGGTAAGCGAGCTCGCGGCTACGTCCTCAGCGCAGTGGCGTCTGGCGCGACTGCGACGGTGTACTTCGAAGGCCGCAACGACCAGTTGACCGGTCTCACCCCTGCCTCGGATCTGTATCTGTCTCCAACGACACCGGGCCGGGTAACCGCTACCGCGCCGACAGTTGCCGGGCAGGTTGTCCAGGGGATCGGGGTCGCGATTAACGCCACGACGCTGAACTTTGAGCCTGCTGAGCCGATTGAGCGCGCCTAATGCCTGACCGGAAAGCCCTATATCTGGCGTCGACCGGTCTAGCTGAGGTGGCGTCAGGGGATACGCTCATCGGTGGCGGGGGGTCGATAACACAGGTATTCACCACATCCGGGACGTGGACGAAACCGGCCGGCGCTAAATGGGTTGAGGCAATTTGCATCGGTGCCGGGGGTGGTGGTGGAGGTGGACGTCGGGGCGCTGCCACTATCGTCCGAACAGGTGGCGGTGGCGCTGGTGGCGCTGGGTGGAGTTCCCAATCGTTCTCGGCTGACGTGTTGGCGGCTACGGAAAGCGTCACCGTAGGCGCGAAGGGGAATGGAGCCCCCGCGACCACCACGGACGACACGGGGGGATTCGCCGGGGGGATTGGTGGCAACTCGTCATTCAAAACTAACAACGGATGCTTCGCCGGTGGTGGGTGGGACGGTTGGGGCGAAGGGAACACGGGGCTTTTAGGCGCCGGTACATGGTCTGGCCTTTTTGCGGGGGCAGGAGGGTCCGGAGGACCCGGAGGGGCTGCGGCTGCGAACCAGCCGAGCCGGGGCTGTCCCAGTGGTGGCGGAGGTGGTGGTATCAACACCGGTAACAACCCGTTCCCGGGCGGAGATGGAGGCCGTGCGTTACCGGTGACAGGACAGATCGTGCCACCTGGTGGCGTAGTAAACGCGAATGGTACGAACGGAGTCAGTGGGCCAGTAGGATCAACCGTGCCGGGTAGTGGAGGGTCCGGTGGCGGCGCCTCTATCACTGGACCCGCGGGCCGCGGTGGCGACGCTGGTAACTACGGGGGCGGTGGCGGTGGTGGCGGCGCATCACTGAACGGTTCGAACTCCGGTGGTGGCGGAAACGGTGGAGACGGAATCGTCATCGTGATCACCTATCTCTGAGGAGCGGCTATGGCCAGGTACGTCCTAGTGTCAACGGACACCGCAGACAAGGCAGTAAAGGCGGGTCCGATCCTTTGGGATGGCACGTCGCCGCTAGACATCGCTACCGACCGTATGGCGATCCTCGCTACCGCCGCCGCATCCGCCGGGTACACGTTCCCACCGCGACCCGTCACAGAGCTGAACCGAACCACGCTCCGTAGGCGAGTCGCGACGTCGGTCACCACCAACGCCACCTATCTCGGGCTCCCCACGCCGCGGACGAACGCACAGATTGCGACGCAGGTCGAAGCGCTCACCAGGCAGAACACAGCGCTGATCCGGCTCATGCTGGAGCTGCTCGACACCACCGAGGGAACTTGAGGCGGGCCTACCCGAAGGGCACTTAGGGTAAGATCGGACCTGTGCTTACTGAGGGAGACCTGATGGCTATTGACATCAAGAAGGCCAATCGCGGTAAGCTGCGCAAAGCAGCGGGCACTAAGAAGGGCCAGAAGATTCCATTGGCCACTTTGAAGAAGATGAAGAATAGCAAGGACCTCAAAACTAGGAAGCGTGCCAACTTTGCCCTGAATGCTCGGAAGTGGAAGAAGGGCAGGAAGAAGTAATGGGCGCCAGGTTCATCGCACTGTATGACGGTGAGTGTGAGTGTGGCAATGACATTGAAGCTGGCGATAGTATTGGGTATCTCGAAGACACCAATGTGGTAGGTTGCGAGGATTGTGTAGCAGAAGAGGACGAAGTTAATGCAAACTGGCAATGGCAACAGAAAATATAGGAGGAGATCACAATGCGCAAGGTATTAGTCATCCTGTCCCTGATCACCGTTTCTACTCTTGGCGGTGCGACTCCGGCGTTGGCTCACCAGCATCTGTTCAATCCGTCCGGTACGTGCCCGGCGGACAGCGCCAACGTCCCACAGGGATTCAACAATCCGGCCGGTAACACCCCTGGTGGTCGGAACAACGCTTTTGGAAACGAGCAGGGCACCGCGAACTGCCAGGGGAGCTGAGGCTGTAATGGCAGTTTCGCGGATGCCAGTGCAACTACAAAGAAGTTACCTGACTGGTAAGGTGGCGAAGCGAATTCGTTGGAACACCGGGGGTGACTGGACTCGGTGTGTCAAGCAGGGGATTCAGCACGGCATGACACCACATCAGGCGAAGGGCGCCTGTAACCGGCTGCACAAGATTGCTACCGGAGTGTATCCAGGTGACAAGCGCAACGTTGGTAGATCGAGGCGGCGTCGATGAGTCATGACGAGGGTCAGCATTGTCATTGTGTCGTTTTCCATCGCCCGAAGGTGATGGAGCTGGACAAACACCACATTTGGCCTATGGGTTTCGATGGGCCGGACGTTCCAGAGAACTTGATCTGGCTCTGTCCCACGATGCATCGCAATGTCCATGAGTATCTGCGGTGGCTATTGAAATATGATGGCGAAGTGGATAGGGGGCTGGTCAGTGACTATTCTCGGTTTACCCGGAAGGTAGCCGAGCAGGGTTATCGTCGGATCAAAGCAAAGGCTTTGGTGCCATAATGCGAATTCGAAGATGGAATCCAAGGCTGCACCCTCGTGGCCGCAATGGCAAGTTTGTCAATAAGATCGGAACTAGCTACGGCTCCAATCCGATCCCGAAACAGAATCGTAACATTGGTCCGAGTAGTTCCCGTCGTGACAAGTTGCGGGCGGCATCTCGGCCGTACGGCAGCATAGCCGGGCAGTACGTCGGCGGCAAGGCCAGGAAGGCTATTCTGCGTGATATTCTCAAAACTGCCGCTGGCCCGGTCGCTGGTCCGCAACGAGCACTTGATGCAGCTGGCACTGCCTCTGCCCTGTATGGGGCTAGCAGTGAGGCTCGCCGGTTGTACCTCGATCCGGCGGCGCGACGTCGGCTGAGTGCGAAGCGATATGCCAAATTCCGCGCCGGACAAGACAAAGTGGACAAGGCCAATCAACGTCTCGGGAAGGGCTTGGCCGTGATTGGTATTGCCCAGGTTATCGGGGATGTTGCAGGGCCTAGGGTGGCTTCCAAGATTTCTTCCCGGGCGGCTGCTAATCGAGCATCGGCAGCATCGGCCTCTCGTGGTCTTCGAGCCGGACTGCGCCCGACAAAGGCTCGGCGTGGTGTGCACAACATCTCTTCGATCAAGGGCAAGAGGGTGCGGTAGTCATGGGCCGTTGGAATGCGTTAGATCACCCTCGCGACAGTCGCGGGAAGTTTCGGGATAAGTTGGGAGGTAAGGTCACTGGACGGATTTCGGCTCGATCCGCCACAGTCCAATATGGTATCCGACGGAAGGTTACCCGTAATCATTCGGTGTACGTCGGGGCGTTGGCGCGTCTTGAACGGGACAACCCGTACAAGATCGAGGGTTATCTGAACTCGTTGACCAATGCTGCGTTACTGAAATTGGCGAAGGGTATTCCGCACGGCCGAACCTCTCGCCTCGCTGAGGACCTCGTGAAACGTCGGACTGCTGAACAAGGCGGTGTTACGGTGGGGGTGCAGGGTCGAGGTCGGCGGGCGAGTTCGGTCAAGGCGTCTACATTGCTGGGCAAGGCCAGGGGTGTTACAGGCGGGGTAGATGTAAAGGGTGCGGTACGGAAGGGGGCTAAGCGAGCAGTCCGCTCCCCTAACCGAAAGCCCAGGACACGGAGTACGGCAGGAAAGCGAGTACAACGATGAAGAAGACTACCGCGCAGAAAAAGGCAGACGCTGCATTGGAGGAAGCTGTCCTGGAATGCGTCAATCAGTACCACATGCTTGGCGGAACTATGATGACAGATTTTGTTGTCATTGTAGAGGGTTTGAGTTATGACGAAGATGGTGACCCTGACGAGACTTTCGTCGGCATGGCATTCCGAAG